ATATTCACAATGTATGTTTAAACAGACTGAATGTCGCTTATTTGCATCATTAATGACGATTTAAGTATATAATGATGGGAAATTCCATCAATTTGTACGCAAACACATATGATTTGCACTAGTAACAACTATTTAAGCCCATAAAGAAGAGCTTTTCCATCAAATTATAGGCGCACACCAATAATAATGGGCGCAAATTAGAAACCTTTAACACCAAAGAGAAATGAGAGAGATACTACTTGAGATGTATGAGAAACTTTGGAACGCTGACAAGGATAAGTTTGCTTGGAATGTGATTTTGAAGGACACGCTTGAGAAATTAGAAAAGTGTAAGCACATCAAAATAGAAGGTGAAAGTTGCAGACTAAACAACAACTGCACCTATCCAAATTGTAAATAGAAAACTTACACCGAAGTGTACAAAGTGTAAAATGAAAAGCACTCAAAGTGTAAAATATCTCAAATCGCAATACGCAATAAATCAAATGAGATGATGGGAAGTCCCACCATAAAAGGATGTTAAGGCATATAATGATGGGAAAAGAAATCAAAAACCTTTAACACCAAAGAGAGATGAGACAAAACTATTTTTGTGGTGGATGCGACAAGCAAATCCCAATCGTGATAGGAATCAATCAGTTGCATATCTGTGAGTGTGGTACACTTAATAACATAGGAGACGCAGAATGACACTTGAGGATGTCATAGGATGTTTTATAGTATTAGCTTGGAACGGCTACCTAATTTATAAATGGAGAAAGGATGACAAATAAAGCTTGGGATGATTATATAAAGAAGCTGGGCAAATCTAACGCAGCAGTATGGCGTGTTGCAATGTACCTACACAGTAAGAAGATGACAGTTACTGTACCCGCCCTACATATTGCAGGTTCAAAGAAAGAGTACAGAAACTTCATAGATGAGGGAGATATAATCCTGCACCGAGATGGTAAGAAAGAAATCATTGAGGTTAAACACCAATCTTTTGACTTCACGTCCCACGATGAAATACCTTGGAGCAGTATAATAGTCTGCGCTAAAAAGTCATATGATAGACACGAGGTTAAACCGATTGCCTACTTCTTGGTAAACACACAGCTAACACACGCTATCGTAGTGCCTTCATCAATGTACGAGCATTGGTTTGAGGCAGATGTATACGACAGTAGAAAGGATTGGACACAAACAATGTATAGGACTGACCCAAATAAATATAAATTTATAGAACTATGAAAACAAACTACAAGTCAAAGAGAACAAGCGGAAGCAAAAGGGTGATTAGCGATATTCGCAGTTACGCAATAGCCAACGCTAAAAAGACAAAGTTAAAATCAGAATTGTACAACCGCATAGTTCAGCTTTGCGAAAGAGATTTAACAGAGTATGGTATTGAGTATGATTAAGTCCTATAACAGAAAGAGAAGACACATACGCGAGGTTGAGAAATACTTGGAGATGCTTATGTTGGACAATGTAAATCTATCCCTTCACGCCAGTAGGTTTGGATGGAACGATGACTTACAGAATCAATTAACCAACTCTGCCTTACTGATACGCAAGTATCAAAGAAGGTTGAGATTAATAATAATGTAATATGAGTGATGAAGGACAAATGATTTATGACGTTGGTGTACGCCTTGCTTGGAAGAAGAAGCGTGGTAACGGATACACCAATATGTATCAAGGTACAAAGGACAGACCCTTTCAGTTTGTTACAAGAGCAAAGTCTCTTGACCACATCAATCGCAATCCCGAGATGATAGCAAAGATGATGTCGTTTGTAGGAGCAACAGGTAAAAGCGTTTACGATTTCCATATCATAGAAGAGTTCTATCGTAAGGAAATAAGCAATAGCTTTTCACATAAAGAAGAAGATTACATTAAAGAATTTGGCGAATGACAACGAGAAATTTTATCTATAGGGCTGAAGAGTTAAAAGATTCTCTAACAGAACTCCGCGAGAACGGAGTAACAAAAGGTGCTTGGACAGGGTTTAGTTCTCTGTTTGACAAGTATTCAATGAAGTTGGGTAGTACCACTTATATATATGCAGGAGCGCATCAAGGGAAGTCGCAGTTTGCATTTGAAATGATGATGAACCTATCACAATACTCTGGTTGGAAGTGGGCTGTATACTCCCCAGAAACAGGTTCACCAACAGAAGTATTCGCAGAGTTCCTATGGGTATACCTGCGTAAGCCGTTCCTTGTCAATGATAAGGTTATGGCTTCAGATGAAGAAAGCCAAAGGGCTATAGAGTTTATAAATGAACACTTCTATATTATAGATAGTGGTCTGCAAGACCTTACCGTAGAAGGCTTCTATAATTGTGTAACGAATATAGAAGAAGATTTTGGGGTTAAGATACAGGGCTGTCTCATAGACCCGTTTACAGAGATTAAAACAGATATAAGCGTAGGTGTTCGTGATGACATTGCTATTGGTCAAGTGCTTACAAAAGTCAGAAAGCATAGTGCTGATAATAATTATCACACATTACTTACCGTACATACTAAACACCAACAACCTAAATATCGTAGCGGTATAGCATATATAGATAAACCTACTATGAATGATATAGCAGGTGGTATGCAATGGAGCCGTAAGGGTATGATGGTTATAAATATATGGCGTTGTCCATTTGGATTAGAAGATTTAGATGGCGTACCTTATGAGCCTAATCAAGTTGAGATTACAGTTGTTAAGGCTAAACCTAAAATCGTAGGTAGGTTAGGAAAGATAACAATGTACTACGACAAGGTTAAGAATAGATACTATGAGGTTGATAAGCAGGGCAATCCTGTGTACGCATATCAGAACCCCGATTACGAACCAGAAGAAGTAGCATTGCCTACACCTTCACAAGAGGAATTAGAATTTTGAAAAGTTGGTCAGAAGCATATAGAAAGAGTTGGTGCGAAATGATTCGCGCATACCTAAAGTTTAACATAGCCTCCGCAAAGGAGGTTGAAGTTCTGGAATGGAACAAGATGCTAATCAATGGTAAGGAGTTCAAAGTGGATGTAACGGACTACACTGGTAATTCCGAGAACTATATATTTCTTAACCCTTCCAACGGTAGAATGGTTATTGAAACAAAGGGTATACAAAAAATTTATAAGTTTGAGGTAGAACTTACCTAATAATTAACTATATTAGTATCAAATGATTAGTACAAAAGACTTAATTATAAAGACATCGCAGGAGGTAACAGACCTGCTCCTTGAGAAGAACTCTGCCTACGGGGATTCAGCCCTTTACCCCGTAGGTATCTTCTCAAAGGGAAACGCTGTGGATAGTCTATGCGCTCGTATAGACGATAAGCTTATGCGTATCAAGTCAAGGGGCATTACCGATGCCACCGAAGATACCGTGCAAGACCTAATAGGATATCTTATCCTCTTAAAGATTGCCATACATAACAATAATGAGTTTAGAAAACTACCTTGATAAAAGCTTAAAGCTAAATAAAAACAGATTACAACACTCGCTAAAGATTGGTCTTGATGGCGAAGCCTTGTTCAAGGAGATAACATCGGCAATAAAATCAGAAGCCGCTGAAGATAAAAAGCATATTGACTTCCATTGGGAGGGTAAAAAAGTAGATGTAAAAGGACTCAAGAAAACCCAGAAACTTGGTTATCTACTTATAGAAATGATTAACGTGTACGGAGGTGCAGGTTGGTGTTCAAAAGACTCTCAAGCAGAGTATATAGCCTTTCAATTTCCAGAAAGGTTTTTAGTTTTCAATAAAAATGTACTACGAAATAAGGTGATAAACCTTTGTGAGAAGTATACAGAGCCGTTAAGGAAAAATAGGATTCCTATAGAAGAAGGTTTGTATAAGTGGATAGGCCGCTATAATAGGCAAGATGTATTTACTTACATAAAACTCTCTGATGTAATTGATATAGTAGACTATGAAATCAAGTATTGAGATAGACCTTAACTTACCTAAACCCCCAAGCTTAAATCAGTATTATGCTGGTAAGCATTGGGCTATTCGTAAAAAACATAAAGATGAGTATTCTAAAAAATGTAAGGAAGAGATTGAGAAGTTTGACTACTTCACTTTTGAAAGCTATGAAATTCATATTAGCTACAATTCTCGGCACGATGTTGATAATGTTATTCTCGTTTCTAAATTTCTCTCGGATACTCTCGTTAGTATGGGTATGGTTAAAGACGATGGTAACAAATACTACAAAAGGCTTAACATCAAGATTGACAAAGACCTTCCGAAAGACACATTCATCGTAAAATTAAGATGTTATGATTAATCAGAAGAATTACCAGACTTGTAAATTAATTAGAAACAGGATTGACTTGTACCTCTACGAGATGGCAAGTCTGTTTACTAATATAGGTATAGACTCCACAGTAGAGGAGATTCAATACGCCTACAGAAAAGAAAGGGAATACATTGAACTAATAGCAGAGCTTGACCCAGAGAAAGCTGATAGGTTGCGCTCGTCATACTAATATGTTGTTTGAAGAACATTACGAAGATTTAACAGATGCAGAAGCAAATCTCATACTTGATATATACAGAGTCATTGACGAGTTGGTATACTTCGGTGAGCCAGTCACATTGGTTAGATTGGGATTTGAGCTTGGCATAAGACCAGATGAGCTTTCTGACTATCTTGCTATTATTGTTACCATACTAAATAAAGTAGAGGAAGAATATGCCGAGATACGACAAGGCTCTAATTGAGGAGGAAGCATTTAAATCTGTAGAACAAGGATATCTAACAGAAGAACTTGGTGCGTTTATTCTACAGCGTGCTGTTGAGATTTCTGGTTCAGCTTTTGTAACCGATGGTAACAAGGAGTTGAAGCAAGCCTTAATAGATTCTGCCGTAATGCGTACTTGCGAAAAATTCCTGCACTATTACCAAAGCGGTAAATCTGCTGCAAATCTTATTATTAGTATTATATACTCAACGATGACTAATAAAATAGTTTCGTTAAATCATAGTGATGTATATGGTCAAAATATAAAAGGATACCTCACATTTATAGAAGATGGTAAGGCTGTTACCAAGTTAAAGCGGTATATTAAAGATGATTATTTAAGTGAGAAATTATGAAGCATTGTACTAAATGTACAGAATTAAAACCCCTGTCAGATTATTACAATGATAAAAGAAGGTCTGACGGGAAAAAGTCAAGGTGTAAAGAATGCCATATTAAAATGACTAACAAATGGCAAAAAGATAATTGGGGTAAACTAAAAGTATATCATAAAAAAAGAAATCAAGAAAATAAAAAACATATAAGGTCTGTACAAAGAGAGTATGAGAAAAATCAGAGGGCAAACAATATAGAGTGGAGAATAAAAAAGAATTTAAGGTGTAGATTATACTATGCTTTAAAGAGTAATCAGAAAAAAGGTTCTGCTATAAGCGACCTTGGGTGTTCTGTAGAATTTCTTAAAGACTATTTATCTTTAAAATTTGAAAATGGTATGAGTTGGGACAATTACGGAGAATGGCATATAGACCATATAAAACCACTTTCTTTGTTTGACTTAACAGATATAAATCAATTTAAAAAAGCTTGTCACTATACAAACCTTCAGCCTTTGTGGGCAGAAGATAATATTAAAAAATCAAATTATTATGACGGAAATTTATAACGACTGGATACTTATAAGTAGCATTGGATTATTATTCAGCTATCTTTTTGTTTTTGAACCTTATCAATACATTGTAGAAAGGTTTCCATACAAGCCCATAAACTGCGTTCTGTGCCTTTCTTTCTGGTGTAGCCTACTCTTGTATGCTTACCTCGGAGTTAATCCCTTATACGCTATCTATACAGCTTTTATCGCAGAGCTATCGTATAGAAAGTTAGTTAATGAGTAAAAAAGTATTAGACGTGTGTTGTGGACCAAGAGGTATGTGGTTTGATAAGCACGATAAAAGAGCATTGTATCTTGACAAAAGATGCGAAACACATACTAATAATTACCCAAGCGGAAATAAATCGTTGGTAATTGCTCCAGATATTATTGGAAACTTTACGGATATTAAGCAGCCCGATAATTCTTTTTACCTTGTTGTGTTTGACCCGCCGCATATTAAGCGTAACGCTTTGGGTGAAATCACAAAGAGATATGGCAATCTTGAGGGCGATTGGGAAGAGATGATACGACAAGGATTTAGAGAGTGTTTCCGAGTTCTAAAGCCTAACGGCACTCTTATATTTAAATGGAACGAAGTTCAGTTCCCTATTAAAGAGATATTAAAACTTACTGAACAAAAGCCATTGTTTGGCCATAAGAGCGGTAAAAAAATGCAGACTCACTGGGTAACATTTATAAAGGATGAGTAAAGAGAAAAATGTAAATTATAACAGTGGTTGGCTCTTCCTTTATTGGGACGAGCCTCTTTTTTCTAACTCTAATATTAACGACAATGCCGATACCAGTTCCCAATCTAAAGGAGACGAGACCAGAGTTCACAAATAGATGTATGAGTAACGAATCAATGATGGATGAATATCCAGAAACATCCCAGCGATTAGCAGTATGTTACACATCGTGGACATCGGAGATTAAAAAAGTAAAGTAATGGAAGGATTAACAAGAGCATTCCATATGTTCTTTGAGTATAGCGAGTTTGACTCACCCGATGAAAGAGACAGCTATATGAATATGGATGTAGCATTTCTAAACAAACTATCCAAAGCTCGTGAGCTTGCAGCTATAGGATTTAAAATTACAAGCGGATACAGAAGCCCTGCTCATAACGCAAAGGTAGGTGGCGTACCATCAAGCAGCCACACAATTGGTAGAGCCGTAGATATCTATGCTCCTACCTCAACACAAAAATATATTATTATTAACTCTCTTCTCCAAGTAGGGTTTAATCGCATCGGTGTAGCAAAGAACTTTATACACGTTGATGATGACCCAAACAAAAGTGAAGATGTAATCTGGACCTACTAATGAAAAATGATTTTGATGTAAGCGATTCGTTCGCTGACTTCGTAGACGAAATGACTAATGACGAGAAAAACAATAACGCTCAATGCTCCATTGATAATCCAGAGTGCGAAGCGTGTGGTAGCTAATTATGGGAAATCCAATAACCAAACTATTTGCAGGGGGTGCGAAGGAAGCTGTGGAAGCAGTTGCCAATGTGGTAGATAGATTTGTATCTACACCCGAAGAGAAAGAAGCTGTGCGTCAAAGCATAGAAGAAGAAATCACCAAGCGTTGGCAGGCCGATAGCCTTACCGATTCTTGGTTGAGTAAGAACGTTAGACCATTAACCCTTGCAACCGTTATGATATTTCTGGTGCTTATGACCTTCTTTGAAGGCTTTGGTATTAGTAGTATTAACGAGAGATGGATTGGATTATGGGAGCTGGTAAGCGTAACAGTGATAGGCGGGTACTTCGCAGTAAGAACCGTGGACAAGAGAACAAAGGTAAAGTAAGTTGGTGCGAGAACGCACCTGTAGAATGTACCTGTAAGGGTACTTGCAACAAGAAGGGGTAGGCGTTAGTCTACCTCTTTTTTTGTCGCTTATTCATAAAGTACCACTTCTGTGCAGTGTAACCTATGGATGCTAAAAGCAATAATATCTTGAGGGTGTTCTCCAAGTTGGAGAATGATATCGCCATCGTAGAGGTGTTGAGAAGTAATACTTTGATATCTGTAGTGTCCATTAAGGGTTGTAGCTTACTCCTCCGTCTTCGCAGGATTTATATATAATACCATCTTGAGGGTAGAACACATCACCTTGGTAGGTATCTTCCTCATCAAACAAGTCATTGTTACAACCATCGGCAGTAGCGATTGCTTTAATTGCCTCATTGTCAAGGATATAGTTAGTGATACGTTTGTTGATGTAAGATAGTTTACTATCAACAGTAGTAGATATAGTGTCAAGGATGTATTGGTCTTGCTTCTGCTCCTCCGCTTTGGTCGTTGCAGTGGCCGTTCTTAATATAGATATAGCAGCCTTTGCTGAATACATAGCTAACGTGTACTTCACCAACTTAAACAACCCTTGCTCAGAAACATTTAATGTCTCTGCCAATACTTTAGCCTCAATGTCTTCGTACAAGCAAGT